AACATATATACAGTCCGTCCCACGCGGACATTTTCCCAATTTTGTCCGCGTACGGCGGACAGCACTTTGCACAATAAAAGCGGTGTCCGTCAAGGAAAGACACCGTTTTTGCAAACTATTTCATTGCATTTGTTCACTTTTTAATACTTATTATAACACATATGCCCGAAATTTTTATGCATTTTTCCAACTTGACAAATACGCTTTACCCGACTAAAGTGTTAGTCCCGTCTAATTGTCTATACAATTCTACAATTATTCACGTTTTCCTCCCGATTCACACACAATTATTCCGTTATATTAACTCATTTTACCCGAAAAGTGGGCAAAACCGCCAGTTTGTCCGCGGGTCGCGGACACTTCGGAAACGGGGACTCACTTTAGTCTGCTAAAGTGTCCGTGTACGGCGGACACGGCATTGTCCGCGGGTGACGGACACGGCGCGTCCGTCCCGTCCGTTCCGTCCGTTCCGTCCGCGCCTGCCCTTGCGGTGTCACCGCTCCGCGTTCGCTCCGCGGTTGTTGATGTGGTTTATTATATGTGTAATTTTAGTAATCGCGCAGTAACGCTCGGTTGTCTGCCAGTGACCGCCGGAGGCTGTGACCCTCCGGGTGACGGACACGGCGAGGGAGTGATTATGTGTGTAAATTGAATAGTTTATGATAGAAAGGCTTTATACGTATCCACAAGCACGGATTTTTTGTGCAAGCATTTTACCTAAAGCGGTGTATCCATTTGCGTTAAGATGAACTGAATCTGAACGTAACGATGACGGTACTTCTCCTTTGCTCATTTCTTCCACATCCGAGGTTGTTGGCGTGAGATTCATTATAGACATACCGTACTTGCTAAGCATATTTCTTGTGTTAAAATAATGCACGCCGTACTTACTAAGCATCTGTGATTCTTCGTCCGATTTACTAGTGGCACTTCCAGAACTAAGACCCATTACTATATATTTGTCGTTAATTTTACTAATCATTGAGTCAATGATACTTAATCTCTCTTCTAGATATGGTCCGTTTTGTCCAACAAAAATAACAGTAATTCTACTCGTAATATCGCACCCGGAGAATTTAACTGGTGTTTCTGCAAGTAACGGCTCATTATACCCTGTAATCGTGTATTTAGCATTCTGGTCAGTTGCGCTTGTTTGTGATATTGACAAGGTGCATTTCACGCCGTTAATGTATATCGGATTAACCGAATTACTTCCAGACCCTTGTCTTAATGGGTTGCATTGAGTTCCGTAAATATCTGTTAATTCTGATAAAGAATATTCACTTACGTTGCCTGGTTTAAGAATAAGTGAATCACCGCCCTGTCTACAAGCGATGGTATTAGCATTTTCTCCGCCAACACCGCAATTTTTGAAAGAAGTAATTCCTAATTCAGAAGCACAAACGTTAGGATAATTTGTCCCAGAACCTCCGGCTCCTGCTGTTAAGCTATCTCCCCAAAAGCAAAGGTCTGTTGTATAATCAACGACATTAATAGTATTCCACAAGTCGTATAGTGTACTATCAGTGAATAGCATGAATTTAATATTAACAGTGTTTGGTACATGTGAAATGTTATCAATTCTTACTATAGCTGAGTTAATAACATCAGAAGTTGAGCCACCTTTACGAAGTGTCATTTTGTTCAAAGAGATTTTGCCTGGTTTAATATCAATGTAACCGCCATAGCATACACTAGCATTATTCCAACTCATGTTACTAGATAACCATAGTGAAAGAGAGTAACTGCCAATAATTCCAGAATTTCTTGCATCAACTAAGTAATAAACGTCTATTGTGTCAGTTTTTGGGTTTACTATTGGGACAGTAAACCTAGACGCAACGCCAACTAAATAAATTGATGTACCGGCTTCTCCCTTATTATAGTCATCAAAAGAAATATATGAAGTTCCATTTGCATCAATCTCACTACTATTTCCAGTACCTTTATAGTACAAAGATTTACTAAACTGTTTACTATATGAAAGTCCATCTTTCAATAATCTTTCTCCAACTACTTTAGCGTCTGCCGCCGCACCGTTAATTGTAAGTGTATTGTCTACAGAAATAGTATTCCACAAGTCGTATAGTGTACTATCAGTGAATAGCATGAATTTAATATTAACAGTGTTTGGTACATGTGAAATGTTATCAATTCTTACTATAGCTGAGTTAATAACATCAGAAGTTGAGCCACCTTTACGAAGTGTCATTTTGTTCAAAGAGATTTTGCCTGGTTTAATATCAATGTAACCGCCATAGCATACACTAGCATTATTCCAACTCATGTTACTAGATAACCATAGTGAAAGAGAGTAACTGCCAATAATTCCAGAATTTCTTGCATCAACTAAGTAATAAACGTCTATTGTGTCAGTTTTTGGGTTTACTATTGGGACAGTAAACCTAGACGCAACGCCAACTAAATAAATTGATGTACCGGCTTCTCCCTTATTATAGTCATCAAAAGAAATATATGAAGTTCCATTTGCATCAATCTCACTACTATTTCCAGTACCTTTATAGTACAAAGATTTACTAAACTGTTTACTATATGAAAGTCCATCTTTCAATAATCTTTCTCCAACTACTTTAGAATCTGCGGCGGCATTTTCTACCGTCAACGACTTATCAATCGGCGGATTGGATGGATTCGTGATATTAGATGTTAGCCATGTTGATACCTCATTGCTTACAGTAGGTTTTAATAAATTCAGAAGTTCGCCGCTGTCTTTCATTTCTTCTATTTTCTTGTTGACTTCTGTCTGAATATCAAGATTGGTAAAATACTGATTGACAAAATCATATAACGCTTTGTAACTTTTTACAAGTTCGTCCTGTGCGTCAAACATTTCTTTTACCGTTTTAAACAGCACAACGAATTTGTTTTCTAGACTCAACGTCCCGTTAAAATCATACGGAATCCCCCGCACACTTGCAACAACCTCACAAGCCTGCGTAATCATCTGGCCAAAGTCGGGCAAATTTGGAAAATCTGGAATCTTTGGTTTGTCTGCCATTGCTATTCCTCCTTAATAAAATTGATAAAACAATTCTTTACAATCATCACAGATACGCTTGTTAAGGTTTAGGATGGTATCGCGGAATCTCTGTACTTCTAATGAGTAACTACCGTCAAAACCATCATCTTCAATCGTATCATTATTATCTGCATGATACGTGTCATTGCTATTGGTTTTTGTTGTATTCTCTCCATTGCTTACCGCACTGTTATGGATGGTATTTTGTCCCCTATCCATTGTAGACGCATAATTCGTTCCGGCAAAATTAATCTGCGGGTTGTCGGAATGGATATTTTGGGTATTGTTATTTGTATCGGCTGTCGTTGTGTTTTTCGCTGTGCTGTCTCCCGAGATCACACCTGTTCGAGTATCGTCTTTTGTACTCGTTACTTTTCGTGTACTCTTATGAGTGATAAGCGGGTCGTACTCAAAAGTAATACTCCGGTACAATTGTTCATAGTACGGCATATTGACCGTAAGAATCTTTTTTAGATGATACTGAAATTCTCCGATAGTTTCTAACCCGATCTGCTCGCGGAAATACTGTAAACAGAACGTTTTTTCGAATGCCAGCTTTACAGCGGCATATTCCGGGGAATCGACATCCGCATAGAAAGGAAAATCAAAATTGAACACCAACGCAACCGCTTTTTCGATCATACCGTCAATGTTTTGCTTTTCGAGGGGATGGATGACGTTATCGGCAATGACCAACTGTTCAATGGTATTCGTCAGGGTTTTGGTTCCGTAGTCATATTCAAGAAACATTATCCACCTCCTTATCATCTTCTTTGTTGCCAAAAAAATCCGGTCGGTTAATCGGTGTTACCATCTTAGAATTAAAACGTACATGGATATTAAGGCCATACATATCATTGATAGCGTCTAATCCCCTCTGAATAGTAGCCAGATTTCCGTTTCTTGTCAACTCGATCTCTCCATCGTTGTAACTCGTTTCTGCGGAAACCAGCCGCTCCGGTTTTTCCACGCCGCTTGCTTCGATTCCGAGATCAGCCAGACACTCTGCTACTTCTCTCTGTGCGGCGGTGTCAAGTTCGTTAAAAATCGGTTGCACTTTCAGATCAATGGTATCAATCTGAATCTGTCTTCGCAGATCGTTTTTTGCTTTGATAAATGGAATGTTTTTTACCCACTTTTGAATAAAGTTGTCAATGCTGAGTTTTTGCGTAGAATCTCCGCTGATGACAACTGGCGTCCTCTGCTGAATCACGTTTACCCTTGTTGACGCTTTTTTCTCCGCCAAACTTTGCGCATGAAGAATAATACTAAGAATTTCCGGCACGGCAAAAGGTCTTGCGAAAATCAACGCGCTTTCTTCTTTATCCGTCTGTTCATAATACTGTCCATTCATAGCATAAGCAATCCAATCGGTCGGTATACCATAAATATCGGGTTCTCCAACCAGATTAACACCAAACACGCCGAAAAGTCCGGTGATTGGTTCTTTTTTGAACAGACACATTCCCTGCCATAACAGATAGGAGTTGAGCATCCGCGGCGGAATCTCATCCGGTAAACCGTCATACTCATAACGTGATAATGCTAAATTTACAAACTTGTCAAAAAAGTGCCGGAAATATAGTTTTTCTTCCGGTGATGTATTCGGATTATTTTCCCACTGTCCCCATACTTCCTTGTTACTCACCCGATACGGGTTATTGTACATGATATCACCTCCTTAGTTATTGGAAAGACCATAGTTTCCCACATCGTCCGTATGCCAGAACGTAACGCCGCGGTTAAACATTGTCTGCAAAAAGTTGATATCATCGGTAACACACGAACCATGCAAGCTGCAATTAACCGTTTTGACAAAATTCCAATTTGAACGCCCCGTAATATTGGGTACTTTAATTTTGTGCGTTGCATATCCGTACATTGTGAAAAAATCGTCGATTGTTTTTGCCATCTGAGCGGTTACACTCATCACATGACAGTAAACTTGACTGCCGAACAATGCGGTGGCAACATAACTTCCAGATGAATTGCCTTTTGCTGTCGGTGGAATCAAATCATGACTTTCTTTTTGTGCGTTAATGTTTTCGTTCAGTAGATATGTTCCGGTTGCCGCGGTATAAATGCTTTCAACGCCAGCGGCTAAATTTCCGCTTAATGCTCCGACTAATCCTCCTGCTAAATTTCCAATCTGCGATATTGCATTCTGCTTTTTGGAGTAGTCCCATAACGGACTAGACTGCGCTAGAAAAGCCTGATAGCCGTCATTTGTCCATGCACACTGTGGGAAATTATTGATGATAAAACCGTATGGGGATTTTGACCCACCAGTACGTTTATATTCACGCGGGGCCACAAAGATTGCCGGAATATTAAACATAACGCCATACACCTGCATGGTTAATGCTCCATTTTTACCGTATTCGAAATTAAAAGTATGCTGTATTCCCGAACCATCGTTGACCAGACAATAACAATAGGGATACTGAAATAGTTTATTGTTTTTCGGTATATAGCCGTCAAGTGCATCTGGCTGAACGGTTACTTGTGTATAAGCAGATGCATCTGTCTGGAAACACGCTTCTGGTGCTTGATATACATTAACAATCGCATCTCCGTTTCCGCTTTTGACGTAATTCTGGATAACTGTGATTAAGTCCGTATATTTTGTTTTCCGAGTAAATGTCAAACCAGATAAAATTCCCTGATTGACAATGGGTATAATATTTGTTCCGTTTTCGTCTGCACTCGCGCTCAAACAATACTGCATCGGACCGAGATTCAAAAGTTTCTGTTCGTTCGGATTGTCCACGTATTCCCCCGTTTCCAGATTTTCTGGCACTAAATTAATTCCGGCATAATCAGCTTTTTTGTCAATATGTTCCCGTTCCACATAGCACGGCTGTAATACCACATCGTAAAAACTGTTCTGGAAACGATCGGGTTCGAAATAAATCTTAAAACTTCCGTCACTCAACCATTCTACGCGCGTCACAAAACCGAAATACCATTCTTCCGTATAGGGTTTGTTCTGAAAAGCAATATAATTGCATTTCAGAAATTCACTCTCATTCCCTTTTCCTTTATAAGTCAGTTCTCCCCATCTCACGGGCGCGGACTGCTTAAAAATATGAATTGCTTTTTCTCTTACGTGCGCCAAACAACCTGCTTTTCCGTTTTCGTAGTATCTTACATGTTCATAATCGTTTCCCCACTCAATACCACTAGCCAAAATAACCGTGGTCTGCGGGGAAACAGCCGCCACATCGGATTGCGGCGGCATTGGAATAAATGATTCCATGTTTCCCACCTCTCTTAATCGGAAGTAAAGCAAATGGTTGCTGTTTTGGACGAATCGTAACGACTGGTAATCACAACTTTTACGCTCGTTGTTTTATTTGCTTTCGTTTTCAGATTCTTTTCGTCTTTTGCGATTCGAAGAATCGTTGTGCCCGGAATAACAAACGTATCGGCAGAAGAGTTGCCCTCTACTTTCACATCAATCGCTTTATCAGCTACCCCAGTAGAAGTAACAGAAAAACTGCCGCCAAAGTCCACATCTGTTCCGGCTTTCACCAGTCCTACGTCCCTTGCTGTAATGGAAGAAACATCAACCGTTTCGGTCGTAAATATGATGATCGGATAAAACAGGGAATAAGAGAACATCTCTTTTACGGTATAGGTACTGTTCCATCTCAAACCGCGATTGACATTGTCCTGTACCATCATGCGGTACTGTTCACGGATTTTGAAGAATCGTTTGTCTACCAGTACAGCCACGATACCCTCAGCATTGTTAAAGTTATCAATTAAAACCTGCTGTGCTTTCGGAATCATCCGGTCGAGATTGTACGCGCTTGCATAACTGTCAACGTTCATCGCGGCTTTGGTATCTGGGTCGACAAACAGAAGAATGGTATCTTCTTTTGCCGCCGATGTCGCGCCTGCAAAGTTGTACAGTGGGTTCGGAAACTGAATTTTATCAATATAAGACTGAATCTGTTTTGCAAGCGCATTGGCACTCGCCTGGTCAGTAACCGGGTCTACGTGTACCGGATAAATCTGACCCGCGCGCTTTGCAGATGCAATCAGTTCTTTTGCCGTGGTAAACTCATCCCAGTTACAAGCGGAAACGACACTCTCCACTTTTGCCTGCACTAAACTTCTGAGTCCGTAATCATCGAGAAACGCGCCGCGCATATCCTCAAACCAGATCGTTACCGGATAATCGTTATTAAAATTGATTACATGATACAGCGCCATAATGTAGCTGTCATAAATGGCGGTCGCATCTTCGATGCTGATATTGGCATCGTGCGCGTAACCCTGTGCAAAATTTACGTAGACTTCCTGTTCTCCGTTTCCATACGGCATAGCGTTACTGTTCAGCACTCTAAGCGGGTTGCGGAACGCTTCCGTGCTGATGGACTGGCTGGCGATCAGATTCACCAGTGCCGGAACGAGTTCGTTTCTTGCCATCGGATTGTACGGGTCAGTTAACGTTTTCGCAATATCTGCGATATTTTCGCGTGTTGCCACCGGGACGCGGTCACGGTAATCAACGCTCATAGTCGAGCGTACGGCATTCAGCATATTAATATTGGTCATATCTAATTTTTCTGCCATTGTTTTCACTCTCCTTTTCCGCTCATGATGAGCTGAGACATATCAAGATCATTGATACTTGTTGCGGTGTCTTCTGCTTCCGGCACTTTTCCGCCAAACTCGGTTACTTTTGTAATACTTCCGCCGTGGGAAAGATCAGACCAGCGGCTTTTGATTTCAGCAACGGCGGCATCATACTTTCCTTTCAGTTCGTCCCGTTCTGCGACCAGCGCGTCACGTTCTGACATCAGAGCTCCGATGTCGGTATCTTCGGTTTTGATTTTTTCGCTGATGGCGGCGATCGCGTCACCATGCGTTTCGATGTTTCCAATGTCGGCAACAATTTCTGTCCAATACTCTTCTAGTGTCATTTTAAAACCTCCTTTTTAAATTGGGATATGACCAGATAGGCATTTTATGCCGTTTCGGTTTCATAGGATGCGGCGGCTCGGGTGGTTCTGGTTGTTCACCTTTTGCCAGATACCGATATACCATAATAGCGTTATTCAATCGTTCGGAATCGGATAGATAGCGATTTCCAACAATCCATCCGGTAATTGCAGAATCTTTTGCGTGTTCGGAAATATAATTGAAGCACGCGTGTGCTTTTTCCTGCCGAAAAGCTAGCGTTCCATCGTCACTGATACCCTCCCACCCTTTCATATAGGCGGCGGTCAGTGCGTCCAGATCGGTACTGTCACTGTGCAAAAATGCTTGCAGATTTTCGTAAGCACTTGCGGCTCCTACGGAATACCATACGTTTTCATAGATTAGATATTCTAACTGTGCGTTTCCATCGTCCCGGCTGTACCCGTTCGCGTCCAACCAGTTAAATAATTGCGTTCGCCGATTCGTGTCGGCGTTATCCGTCCACTGGCCCAGACCATAACCGGGCGAGCCGACAATCGTGCCTTGCCACAATCCAGGATTGATGGTTGACTCCTGCCAGAAGTTGCCACAGATGGCGGCAATTACATACTGGCTGATACCGCTTTGTACCTCAACTGGGTATCGGTACAGATACGTCCATGCGCTGTATGGACTCACAAACGTATTAATAGACACCTGTCTTTCCAGTGGGTAGCTGTCTGTGTGCGCTCCCATGGTATATCCGCCGCCGTCTGCCGGTTCATATACCATTTCGGTATGCCCGGAACGCCACAAAATATCGCCTTTTTTCCAAGGCTGGTTTGCGGTTCCTTTCTGGAATCCCGCGCCGATCAGATACCCATCCATGCTACGAGTTGTAAACCACGGGTTTCTTGCCAAAAAAGCACCTACTGTACAACAATAACTCATGAGGGACGAACAATCATAGTACGTAATACCTCCGACCGTTTGCCCCTCGCGATAAGTTTGTGAGTAACCAACGTTCGGTGCATTACAAATTTCGATACAAGTGTTATAAGCAAGCGTCAGATCAGCCACGTGTCAGACCCTCTTTTGCTACATATCCGGTATAGACAATTCCATTAACGATAGCTTTCACAAGATACCATTCTCCGGTATAATACCCGTAGTTTCTAACACCGGTTCCGGCTGGCAACGTCAAAATGACCGTTTTGTCCATCCCGGCTCCTATGCGCAGATTATAACGATCGTTGGTATGATAGGCTCCGGCGATTTTCCGGTCAAAACTACGTGCGGACTCGGTCTTGATACATTTCTCAATAGGTTTCTGCGGCTTTTCGTTTTTTACAGCATACCGATAATGGACGGTATTCTCATACGGGAGATCATAATAAGACCGAACGCAGATTTCTTTTCCGGTCTGATCTCCCGTCTGGCCATCAATCCCGCCGTTTTCGGACTGGCTGGCGTGAACGATGCGGTTCGCGTCAACCGACATCGTTACATGATGCCCGGCCGCAAGGTGGATATCACCGCGTTTCCACGGTTTGCCGCATTTTACGAAACCAGCGTTTACCAACTGTTCGCCGAGATTTCTTGTGGTACTGTACTGACTGACTGGAAACCCAGCTTTTGCAAGTGCCGTTCCGACAAATGATGAACAATCATAATCAGGTCCATTCCGGTGTACCTGTGAGTAACCGTGGCGATCATCGTCGGCGATCTGTTCCTCCCATGCAACTGCGTTTTCGATTTTACTCATTCTTTCCACCTCCTAAGTGCTGGCAAAGCGAATTAATCGCGGTTGTATTCGCTTCTACACTTTTCCGTAATTCTTCCATTTCTTCCTTGTGTGCGTCTTTTTCTTTCACCAGATACCAAAAAAGCGCGCCGCAACAAACGATTGGAAAACCGAGACTGCCAATTAACTGTGTTACCATCGTCACATCCATTCTTCCACCTCCGTATCATTCCATTTCAACCAGTCCTCAATCTCACTAACTTTATCACACATAATAAAGTTATGAATGAATCGGATTGGCGATTTACTGTTATAAGAGTTGCCATCCATGAAAAAATAATCCCATAAGTAACGGATATGAGATTCATAATTTTCATGTGGGACGAGAATCAACGTGTCTTTCTCATCCCCTCTATAACGTACCGTATAAGCAAGGTAGGCATTTTCTTTTTTCATCATTCCGGCAATCATATTAAAAACGATATTCGCCATTTCTGCTCCTTTCTCCTGTCCATAAAACAAGGAAACCTTTTGACCTGCCAAGGACAGGGCGGTTTACTCAACCGTGGCAACCCCTCTGAAAAGGTTTCCCCGTATTTTTATGATACATCTTTTTTATCCGTATGTCAAGTACAGTTGTCCGTCTCCCACGAACTATTTATAAAGATCAATCCCTAGTAACTCAACCGCCATATTCTTGCTGTCTAGATCGTCAAACCGCAAATATGCTTTGCGGTATGCGTCAACTAGATTTACAAACAAATAATCATAGTGTTCCAACATAACCGTGTTTTGGGTATGATCACCGTCCCGAAAAACCGCGACAAAATTACAAGACGGGTTATAGTTGTGCGTGATATAGATATACCCCTCTTCGTAATACTCATATACCCCATAACTTTTTCCACTATGCTCGATGGTGAACAGATACCGCGACCGTCCGGTCGGCTTTTGTACAAACACGGCATCATCAATCAACATCTGATCTCCAACACTCATGCTTTGCATATAGTGACCGCCGCGGAATGCTTTCAAAGCAGTATTATCCCACATGGCTTTACTGGCACTGTCATTGTGAGTAAACTCACACACAAAACCGCTCCCATGCAGCATTTTTGTTTCTTTCTGGTATCTCTTATGGATACCAAAAAATACAAAATAGGGATTGAGCAACGAAATATTATTGGATGCCATCACCAGTTTAAACCATCGGGACTGACTTCCGTTTCCGCGGCTAATCGTCAATAGCAACGATTGCAGTTTTTCAGATTCCCCTTTTACGTATTGTCCGCTTTCCATGCTGAACTCGTCAAAAAACAAAAAGTAGATATCCCGAAAATACGGAGACAATTTTTTTACACTGTCCATCTTACTTCCAAAACTAAACGCGCATCCGAATGGCACGCCGTCCAGAAAATACCGCACAACATTTCCGTTTTTGTCCAGATTTTTATAGGTAATCACACTTCCTAATTTAGGATACATTCTTAGCATATCTTCGTACATCGCCGCCGCTCCCGTCATTTCCCCTTTCGTCCGGAAAATCCATCCGGTCTGCAATCCGTACTCTTTGCACAAGATACAGCTTGCCGCGGCGAACGCACTTGTCTTTCCGGCGCTACGGTTGGAACACGTAATTGCCACTCCAGCGAAATCCCCGTCCACGTCCGGCTCCGTAAACAACCGTATCGGGTTGTAATACTGAATCGGCTTTCCATCATCCGATACCGATTCAAATTTCACGCCATAATCTGCAAAAAGTTTTTCCCATTTGATATCATTCCAAAAAATCATTGTTTCACGTGAAACATTTTGTTTCACTTCCTCCTTTCTAGCATTTCCACAACACGCGCACCGCGGCCCGCATAATCTATGTTAACCGCCAGTTCCCCGCCAGCAAAACTGCAGGCAATCTCACAGTTATCGCACGATGATCGCACGTTTTGACTGCGGATGGACGGCGGTGAAAGGCAGAGATTCGCTGGGTATAAAAAAGAGCTACGCTGGAAAAACGTAGCTCTTTTACACGTATGGAATTTATCTCACACAAGATATAGTAACAATCAACTACAGATAATATAAATACTCAAGTTACCGTCCGCCAGTCGGGGCGCGTACCCAGTTCATGGTTACTTATTCCATAAATGGGTTAAACTGTTCGGTATCACCGAACTTATGAACGTTTACCGCGGAAAGGTATGCGGTGAATCCCTTGTCGCGACGGAACTTGCTTTCTCCGATAGAGATGAACAGGTCAACTACTGCTCCTTTGCCCAGTTCGTCAACACTCGAAACGGTGTCGCTCTCTACGCAGTCCTCGTAAAAGTCAACGTGGTACTTGGTCTGCGCTTTCACGTACAAATCAGCTTCGGAGGTTTCCTTTGCAGGAATCCATTTCGCTTCTGCGGCGGCATCTTCCCCAAACTCCTCGATGATTTTTTCAAAAATGGCTTTCTGCTGATCGGCAGAGATAGACGCGGAAAGAACGCTTTTTCCGTCTTCCTCTTTTGCGTATTTAACAGTTACGTTGTTCAGTCTCATTTTCGCTTTGCTCATGATTTCGTTCTCCTTTTGAGTTAATTTGTTATGCAAAAACCGCGGCGCGTTGCTTTGATCGTTTACGTCTTATCTGGACTATTCCAGACCGCGGTTGTGCGCTTAGTCCAGTCTTTTTGCTTCTGCAAAAAACTGCTCATCCGGCATTTCGTAGCGGACGGAAACGGTGTCGGTTACGACACAAACAGAATCTTCTGCGTAGCCTGCGGAAGTGAGCGCGTTTACTTTTGCTTTCTGAGATTTTAATTCTACGGTGGACTCAAAACAGCCGATCACCTGTTTTGTGTTTCTGTCAATGACAGAATAGATAAATTTTTCGATTTTTGTTTTAACCATTTTTTTCTCCTTTCGTTATGTGGCTATTTGTTCTTACAAGTATTATAATAGCACTGCCTACCAAAAAAGTCAATAGTTAAAATAAGAAAATAAAAAAAATATCCAAAAATAAAAGCAGGATGGAAAGGTCGAGTTCTTCCTCATGTAACGCCCAGATCGTTGATAATACTAAAAACATAAAAAACACAAAATATCTCATATCGTCTCCTATTCCGGTAACACTCCGTCTTGAGAGTTTACCAATACTTCATAGTATTCATTCGATACACCTAAGGTATAAGTGGTATCAAGGATTCCTATATTACTTGCAGTTAATATTTCTTCCCCGTTGACTTTGATGTAATGGGGTTTCGAGTTGTTAAAGCAACTGATTGTCCGTCCGACATTTTCCATCCGGCGGCAGAGACGGAAATTATTACAGCACTTTAAGTTTTCCGCTCCAAGTTTCTTATTCATGCCAGCGACCGTAGACGTAAAACGCACGGGGTCTTTGCCAGATTGCGCCGCTTTTTCGTCCCATTCAACGCCGCAGTATTTTTTCGCGCCAAGGGTCTTAAACTGAATGTACAGATCATCCATATCCCAGACACCGAGAATATAACGGTTGTCACCTACGTCACAAAACGCAGAAATGTCATTATCAATCGCACGTTTTTCCAGTATTTTGTTTTTGGCTTCAAATTCTGGAATGTGTACGTCCGGATGTAAAAACTTGATACTATCGGTGTCGCAGTACACGGCATCCATTCCAACCACGTCCAGCATATCTTGTAACTGCTTTCTTGCGTGGGCGGTAACATAGATTCCCCATTGATAGTGCAAAAAGCTGTTTTTTCCATCATAGTACGTTTTCAGTGCTTTTTCCGCATCTGCTTTTTCCCGATGCCATTCTCCCGTAAAAGCATCCATTGCCCATTCGTCCTGCAAAAGATCGGTAACACACATTCCGAACGTGCTGTTTAGTTTATTCTTAGATTTCATATATTCATAGACTTTATCGGGATTTCCTTTCAACTGGCTTTTTGCGATAAAAAATGACATCATCGTTTTACGCATACTTTCCGGTAATTTTCCGCGCGCGGCTACGTAGCACTCCGAGACGGTAAAGAAATCATAGTCGTATTGATTTTTTATGATCGACAAGTCAATTTCCGTCATTGCTATTTCACAGCAATCAATAGACAATACGCGTCCATTATCAATCACACAATCTTTCCCGTGCTTCTGACACTTTGACAGCGGGATATACGGGACGGGGATATTTTCTTTCATACGCAAGTTGTCAAATTGTACCCGCATGATAACACAACGTGTAGCACACAAATTGTCAAACTGTTCTTGCGATGTAATCTCAACCGCCCGAAACGCACTCATGGGATAGTAACCCATTGCTATCTGCGCGGGGTAGCTACTGGAAATATCCATGCTTCCCATTACGATTGCGTTTTCCCCTTTTTTCGCGGTGATCGTGTGCCCCGCGTGGATGCGGTTGGCGTGCGTGTTGCCGCCGCGGAACGCGTCTTTGCACAATTGATACTGCGGCAATGTTAATGCCAGATCTGTAAAGACTTCCGGATAATAGCCGCTATCTGACTGCATGGCACGGCGGAACTCGCGGCGGACGTAGCCAGTTGATGTAAGAGGGATTTCTGCTAGATTATCCTCTTTTCGTAAGGCGCGGATGCATTCACACAAGCCGCGAACATCATTATAGCAATATCCCTGTTCAACGTCCGTGAGAGGTGTTGTTGGTGTACGTAGTTTTTTGTAATCATACTTATCAACAAGTTTATAGTGAGACACTCCCTCACTATTTTCACAGAATTTTGAAAGAGACATATTACTGAGAAAGTAGGAACATCGAAACTCAATCCCATATTTATACGCATAACATTTCATTACTTTATGAGCATCCCGCGCAAAAATTTCGTCAAATGCTACGAAATCTTTCATAAACTGAAATTCATACGATAAATTATGAACGTATACTACAGCACGTTTCGTATCAGAAGTTTTCAAATACAAATGCAGTTTTTCGCAGAATAAAAGAAACTCGTTCCATGTGCGACCGAAGCATACCGTATCTTTCAAACAGAACTGCCATTGATACAGATACGCTGTACCTTTTACCACTTTTTCACCTGTTTTGTTATAGCGTTCGTAATCGAGTTTTTCTAACGTAGTTGTCTCGATATCAAACGCCATTTCCACGTCATAATAGACGATAGGTTTTTTCTTTCTTCCACGCTTGCGGCATTCGCGCAAAGTCTGGAAATCAGAAAATGGAAAATCATTACATGAATACACTGTTTCTATTGCTGTAGTTTCTGTTCCATTTACTTGTATCGGTACTTCCAATTCATACATATTTTTTTCCCCTACTTTAATTTTGTTCGTTTTTTCGCAAACAATTCCTCTTTTGTTATATAACCATCGAGATACAATTGATAATCTTTTTTAATATCCTTATAATCAAGTTTAAGATCGTTTATTTTTTCTACAAAGTCATCTATAATTTGATTGGACGCAAGTTCTTTACGAAGATTCTTTCTGTATAAATTTGATGACAGAAAATGATACAAGTCTTTATAGGCATCTTCTGTTACAACCGCATTAATTTTTTTCTTAGATTTATCAAACCTCCGCTGAAATTCTGCGATTTTATAACCACTTACTGTAGTTTCTGGTGCGTTCAAAAAAGCAACCATGGTGTCCCATTCCTGCCGAATGGATGCATCCGAACGCTTAACGCCTTTCAAGAAACGATTTTTTTCACGCCCTTGTGAAGCAAAAAATTCTTTTACGTGTCCATAAGCCCATTGGTCGCGCGCGTGAATTTTTTCCAGTTTGGCAAGGCGGCTATTTGCCGCCTGCGCAACGCGTGGAAGTTCGCGTTTGATCTGGTCGAGGGAGAGATCGAGTTCCTGGTAGATAGAATAATCTTTCGACTGCGGCATTTATTCGCACCCCCTTATAAATATTCGTAAGACTCCGTTGACTATTTCAAACCCTATTGCTTCTTCTGACAAGTAATTTTCACGTTTGACAGGATAGATTTTTGTACAGTCCATGTCAAATGATGCTACTAATACATAATGTTCTTCGTTAAACACACTAACACTTGCATAGATTTCAACGCTAATGCGGCCAAAACCTTTATACATACGGACAAAATCTTTTACTTTCATAATTACCTCCTTAATAATAACACTGTTCTTCTGAGCCTACTTTTGAATATAATGGACACATGGTACAATTATCATTCGCGGCACAAACAGCACGGTGAGAAACTTCGATATAATAAGCTTTCAACGCATAACGTGTAGAAAGATTGTTATGTAAGTTTACAGTAAAGCCTTTACCAAAATTACCTTTATATGGCACTGTTTTACAGAATGAATTCTTTTTAACGTAGCCATTTGTAAGAGACGCATGGTCATACACGTAAATATGGATATTCCCGTCAATATCTTCCTGTTTTACATATAAAGGTATATCCTCCATTTTCGCTGGTACGGTATACAGTTTTTCTAAAGCTAAAGTTTTCATAGCAAATTTCCTTTCTGCCCGTTACGCCGATAGCACAGCAGATATATTAATCAAAACTATAAAGCGGTGCTTCCTTATACACCTCTCTGTATAAGTCATCAAAAGCAACCCATCTCGTCAATGCTTTCTGTGCTTGCATGCTAGATTGTCCATAATAGTTTTCCATTATTTTTAAGCATATCCCACGATTCATTGCATCTTTCATTTAATACGGTTTTAATTTCTTCTACTGTCATTATTATCTCTCTTTCTCCCCGTACTGCCGATAGGTCAGCAATAGTAATTATTAGTATGCGTTTTCTCCATACAATTCTTTATATAAATCGTCATAACCAATCCATTTTCCTAAAGCGCGTTGGGTCATAGCATCATCCTTGCCAAATGTTCTTATATATAATTGATATGTGTCCCACGCTTCATTACTTTTTATTTTCAATTTATCTTTCATTTCTGTTGCTGTCATTGTTATTCCTCCATTTTCTATTTTTGTATTATTGGTTTTCCTTGTTTCTGATATTACAATACCATTTTTCTATAAATATGTCAATACTTTTTCTAGAAAAATTTCTAGAAAATTTATATCACTAATCCTACACAAATAAACCCTACACCCGTTTCCGCCCGATCACTCACGATTACTAACGTTACACATATAAATAACAGGCAGTCCGCGGGCAACCGCGGAGCGGTGACCCCGCAAGGGCAGGCGCGGACGGAACGGACGGAACGGACGGGACGGACGCGCCGTGTCCGTCACCCGCGGACAATGCCGTGTCCGCCGTACACGGACACTTTAGCAGACTAAAGTGAGTCCCCGTTTCCGAAGTGTCCGCGACCCGCGGACAAACTGGCGGTTTTGCCCACTTTTCGGGTAAAATGAGTTAATATAACGGAATAATTGTGTGTGAATCGGGAGGAAAACGTGAATAATTGTAGAATTGTATAGACAATTAGACGGGACTAACACTTTAGTCGGGTAAAGCGTATTTGTCAAGTTGGAAAAATGCATAAAAATTTCGGGCATATGTGTTATAATAAGTATTAAAAAGTGAACAAATGCAATGAAATAGTTTGCAAAAACGGTGTCTTTCCTTGACGGACACCGCTTTTATTGTGCAAAGTGCTGTCCGCCGTACGCGGACAAAATTGGGAAAATGTCCGCGTGGGACGGACTGTATATATGTT